TGAATCACATCGAAAACCAAGAGTTCTTTCGCGCATTACAAGCACTGTTCAAAGCAAGTGAAATACTAATAAAGTTGTAAATGACAAAAACACACAAATTCCACAATCAGCACCTACTGTCTGCTTGTCCTCCTGATGTTGACAAAAAAAAGTGGGACGAGTTTAGAAGCATGATGGCGGCAGCTTCTGACTTACAGGAACATTCGCACCCTTTACAAATTGATGTTGAATTGAATGCCGGCTGTAATATGGCTTGCCCGTTCTGTACTCACGGATACCAAAAAATTGAAAATAACCTACTTGATCGTGCAAAGTTTGAAAAGATTTTGAAAGAAGCTGTAAGTATTGGAGTAAAAGCGGTCAAATTTAATTACATCAATGAACCAATGCTGCGCAAAGACCTTGAAGAAATTATCCGCTGGACACGCGACCAAGGCATCATCAACATCTACATGGTGACAAACGGCACACTGTTAACCCCGAAACGCCGACAATCATTGATGCAATCAGGCTTAACAAAGTTGTTTGTCTCATTAGATGCGGTGACGGGAGAGACTTACAACAAGCAGCGTTTGTCGGGTCAATTCAACAAAGTGGTTGCTAACGTCTTGGCTTTCATAAAAGAGCGCAACGAGCTGGGGACGCAATTCCCACTTGTGCGTGTAAGTTTTTTGCGGAACCAAATTAATAAGCACGAAGAAAAAGCATTTCAAGAGTTTTGGCAAGACAGGGCAGATTTAATTGCATTTCAAAAGATGAACGAAATACCAGACAGAAAAACAAGTCTGACCATTGCGGATGTTGAAATGCCAAGCAAAGGATGTGACTTGCCTTTTAAGCAACTGGTGATTGATGATGATGGCGAAATATTGCCATGCTGTAAATTGGCTGGGAAAAAACTACCAATAGGCAACATTGACACCATGACGCTACAACAAGCATGGGACTCCAGTAAGATGAAACATCTACGGCGCATCCACAGCACCAAAGAATGGCAGAATCACGATATATGTCGTAACTGCATGTGCAACGACTAATCCTAAAATCACGCAGCAAACCAACCTTTCGCGGAGGTTACAAATGAAAAAAAGTACTGAAAATTCCACCCGACAGCCTAAAAAAGAGGCCAATATAGTTAAACAGAATGGCGGGGCACGACAAGGGTCAGGCAGAAAGCCGTTTTTAGCAACAGATGTCGAGCGCAGACAAGTTGAGGCAATGTCGGGTTATGGTGTGCCATTTGAGCAAATAGCCGCATTGGTTCGTGATGGCATTGACATTGACACGCTGAGAAAATACTTTAGTCCTGAACTTATTAACGGAAAAGCCAAAGCAAATGCGCAGATAGGCAAAGGAATATTCCAAAAGGCTATGGCTGGAGATACGACTGCACAGATTTGGTGGTCAAAGTGCCAAATGGGCTGGAAAGAAACCCAACGACATGAGTTGACTGGTGCAGATGGTCAAGCGCTTGAGTTTGCAAAGATTGAGCGTGTCGTAGTAAAGCATGGGTAAGACCTTACGCATTGCTACGCCTGAATGGGCTTTGCCATTGCTAAAACCATCACGATACAAAGGTGCTTGGGGTGGACGGGGTTCAGGCAAGTCACATCTTTTTGCTGAGATGATGATTGAGGCACATATCATGGACCAAAAGCACAGGAGTGTTTGTGTACGTGAGATACAGAAATCACTCAACCAATCCGTTAAGCGTTTGCTGGAAACCAAAATTGAGGCAATGAACGCTGGCGCATACTTTGCCGTACAGGATTCGGTCATCAAGTCCAAAAAAGGCGATGGGGCGATTATTTTTCAAGGTATGCAGAACCACACCGCCGACAGTATTAAGTCGCTTGAAGGGTACGACTGCGCTTGGGTTGAGGAAGCCCAGTCATTAAGTCAAACCAGCCTTGACCTACTGAGGCCAACAATCCGCAAACCCAACAGCGAGTTGTGGTTTACATGGAACCCTCGCCAGCAATCCGACCCAGTAGATTTTCTTTTGCGTGGTCCTGAACCGCCAACAGATGCTTCGGTTATCAAGGTTAACTTTGGTGACAACCCTTGGTTTCCACAAGTCCTAAAGGACGAAATGGAGTACGACAAGCGGCGTGACCCTGACAAATATCAGCACGTTTGGATGGGTCAATACCTACGCAACAGCAGCAGCAGAGTATTCAGAAATTGGAAGATTGATGAGTTTGAAGCGCCAGACGAAGCCATCCACCGACTTGGAGCAGACTGGGGATTTTCGATTGACCCTACTGTGTTGGTGCGCTGCCACATTATTGGGCGCACGCTGTACATCGACCATGAGGCTTATATGGTGGGCTGCGAGATTGTCAACACGCCCGAACTATTCATGCAAGTGCCAGAGGCCGAGAAATGGCCTATCGTTGCCGATTCAGCCCGACCTGAGACCATCAGCCACATGAAGCGCAACGGGTTTCCAAAGATAATGACAGCGGTCAAAGGACCAAAGTCGGTGGAGGAGGGCATTGAGTTCTTGAAGAACTACGACATTGTGGTGCATCCTCGCTGTATTCACACCATTGATGAACTGAGCCTTTACAGTTATAAATCAGACCCATTGACTGGGCGAATCCTGCCACAGCTTGAGGACAAAAAAAACCATGTTATTGATGCTTTGCGGTATGCGTGTGAAGGCATCAGGCGGTCAGCGGTAACAAAACAAGCTACATTTACGCCATTGCCCAATGTCAAACGCTGGTAGATAATCGCATTAAAGGACAAATATGGCACGAATACCCAACGACCAACGCCTTGCGAATCTGCACGCTGATGCACTGCGGCAGTTTAACGATATACAAACCGCCTTGAGGGATGAACGCCTGCAATGCTTGCAAGACCGCCGCTTTTACAGTTTATGCGGCAGTCAGTGGGAAGGTCCACTCTATGACCAGTACGAAAATAAACCGAAGTTTGAAGTCAACAAAATCATGTTGGCTGTTATTCGCATTGTTAACGAATACCGAAACAATCGCATCACTGTCGATTATGTGAGCAAAGATGGCACTGAGAACGACAAGCTGGCTGAAGTCTGCGATGGCTTGTACCGTGCTGATGAACAAGCATCTGTGGCTGATGAGGCATACGACAATGCATTTGAAGAAGCCGTAGGTGGTGGCATTGGGGCCTGGCGCTTGAGGACAGTTTACGAGGACGAAGAAGATGACGAGGATGACCGTCAGCGCATCCGCTTCGAGCCTATCTACGATGCTGATAGTTCTGTATTCTTTGACTTGAACGCCAAGCGGCAAGACAAGTCAGATGCTAAGTATTGCTTTGTGGTCACCAGTATGACCCGTGAAAGCTACAAAGAAGTTTATAACGATGACCCAACAGACTGGCCTAAGATTATTCACCAGTACGAATTTGACTGGGCAACCCCTGACATTGTGTTTGTTGCTGAATACTACAAACTTGAGGAAAAGACCGAGTTAATCCGCATATTCCAAGCGATTGATGGGACAGAGGAACGCTACACCGCCTCAGATTTTGTGAACGATGAGACGCTAGAAGAAACCCTAATGGCTGTCGGCACTCGTGAGGTGCGCCAAAAGCGTGTCAAGCGGATGCGTGTTCGCAAATACATTATGTCGGGCGGCAAGGTCTTGGAAGATGCTGGTTATATTGCAGGCAAGTGCATCCCGATTGTGGTGGTGTATGGCAAACGCTGGTTTGTGGACAACATCGAACGCTGCATGGGTGCAGTCAGGCTTGCCAAGGATGCACAGCGCCTGAAGAATATGCAACTTTCTAAGCTGGGTGAAATATCAGCTTTGTCCAGTATCGAAAAGCCCATCATGACACCCGAGCAAGTTGCAGGGCATCAAGTGATGTGGGCTGAAGATAACTTGCGGGATTACCCTTATCTTTTGATTAACCCTGTGACTGGTGCTGATGGCGGCACACAAATCAGTGGGCCTGTGGCTTACACAAAGTCGGCGCAAATTCCACCAGCAATGGCGGCGCTTTTGCAGATTACCGAACAGGATATGCAGGACATTTTGGGGAACCCGCAGGGCGCTGACAAGATGGTTTCGGGCGTATCAGGTAAAGCGGTTGAGTTGATTCAAACCCGCGTGGATATGCAGACCTTCATTTACATGAGCAACTTTGCCAAGGGCATGAAGCGATGCGGCGAGATATGGTTGAGCATGGCAAAGGAAATCTACACGGAAGATAAGCGCAAGATGAAAACCATTGCACCGACTGGTGAGGCTGGCATGGTTGAGTTGATGCAGCCGATGATTGACCCAGAGACGGGCGGCATGATGATGGCAAACGACTTGAGTGATGCCACTTTTGATGTTATTGCTGAAGTCGGACCATCCAGTAGCAGTAAACGTGCAGCCACGGTCAGGGCTTTGACTGGGATGCTTCAGATTACCCAAGACCCTGAGACTGCCCAAGTGCTGACAGCAATGGCGATGATGAACATGGAAGGCGAGGGCGTAGGAGATGCCAATGCTTACTTCCGCAAGAAGTTATTGAGGATGGGCGTTGTTAAGCCAACAGATGACGAGGCGCAAGACCTGATGGCAGAAATGCAAGGTCAGCCACAAGACCCGAATTCAATGTATCTACAAGCGGCGGCTGAAAATGAAACGGCAAAAGCAGCAAAAGCAAGGGCAGACACCGTGGAGACGGTTGCCAGTGCAGAACTGAAACGTGCCCAAACGCTGGAAACTTTGGGCAAGGTTGACCAAACATCACAGGAAATGGCGATGACAAACGCCCAAGCCGTACAAGAGATATTACAGGGGCAGATTGTGCAACCTGTTGCGAATCAGTAAAAAACAAGCGAGAATCAAACAAACGGCAACCACCCAGCCGTTCAAAGTGGGTGAGTTGAATGGGGTCAAAGATGAATCAAAAGGCAGTAATTGAGAACAACGAAATTGAAGTAGACGAAGAAGAAATCGAAGTCAGCGCAATCGTTGATGACGAAGAAACTATAGATACCGAGGAAGTTGTTGTCAGTATTGGTGAGGAAGCGCCACCTCCCGACGAGCACACTCCTGCGCCTGAATGGGTTAAAGAGTTGCGTAAGACGAACCGAGAACTGCAACGGCAGAATCGTGAATTGCAAGGTAGACTACAAGCCGCACCAACTGAGACCAAGCCAGTGGTGATAGGTAACAAGCCAAGGCTGGAAGATCACGACTATGACGCTGACAAGTACGAGGAAGCATTGACAAACTGGTTTGACAGAAAACGTCAAGCCGATGATGTTAACGCCAAGCAAGAAGCTGAAGTTATGAACCAGCAGAAAGCATGGCAAGCCAAGTTGGATGGTTACGGTAAGGCGAAAGCCGAACTGAGAGTGAAGGACTTTGAAGATGCTGAAGAAGTTGCTCAACAAGTTTTTTCTATCACCCAGCAAGGTGTTTTGCTGCAAGGTGCAGATAATCCTGCACTCGTTGTTTACGCACTTGGTAAGAACCCCGCAAAAGCTAAAGAGTTGGCTGAAATCAAAGACCCCGTAAAGTTTGCCTTTGCGGTAGCAAAACTGGAGAAAGACTTGAAAGTTACAAACCGTAGGCAAGCACCCGCGCCGGAAAGAATCATCAGTGGAACTGGTCGTTCATCAGGTGCGGTGGACTCAACACTTGAACGGCTGCGAGCAGATGCAGAGCGTACTGGCAATATGACGAAGGTCATTGCTTACAAAGCGCAAAAGCGAGCAGCATCCAAATAAACAAATTAGGAGCTTTTCATGAGTAATTCATTCAGTAAAGAAGAGCGCGTAGCGTTTGAGGACATCCTCGAAGGCTTTAACGATGCTCTAGTTTTGTCCCGCAACGTATCCATCTACAACACAGATGGTTCGATGATGGAACGCACCAACAACGTCATCTATCGTCCACAGCCTTATATCGCACAGTCGTACGATGGTATGGACCAGACCAACAACTTCACCGCATACACACAGCTTTCAGTGCCTGCGACGTTGGGCTTTCAAAAGTCTGTGCCGTTTATTCTTGATGCTTTGGAATTGCGTGATGCACTGCAAGAAGGTCGCTTGGGTGAAGCTGCAAAGCAGAAGTTGGCATCCGACATCAATATCGCAATTATGAATACCGCGGCAAACCTTGGTTCGTTGGTGGTCACCGTCAGCACAGCGGCTGGTGACTATGACGACATCGCTTTGTGCGACAGCATCATGAACGAGCAAGGCGTTCAAGCCTTTGACCGTTACTTAGCCTTGTCCAGTCGTGACTACAATCC